CAAGGCAGTTTACAGAAATCTGAAAATCCTTATCTTCAGATATTGAAAGAACTCTTACCTTTACTAGACTCATTTCTAGTAGAACATCAGTAAGAGTTATAACTTTTCCTGGTTGTAATCCAAGTCTCTTTGGAGGAAGAACGAACGTTGAGGTTTCTGAGTTAGTCATTTCCTTCTCAAGTACTAGCCAACCCATTTTGTAAGCTCTTACATAGATGCATAGACCGTTAAGATCAACAGTGATTGCCTTTAATCCTACATGCCCAATATCTACATCGTCATCTATGTTTATGGATGATATAACATAATCATTCGATCTATCAGTCCACTTAACATTTATTCTATTGTGAATTGATCTGTCTCCCTTCTTACCAAGTTGAATGGGAAAGGATCCTTGCGGGAATATAAAGTCGTTGTTAGCTGAGTTTAGATTCAAGATTGGTGTTTCCGACTTCAATTGATCATGAGCAATCTTACCATTGAAGAATGAAATAAATCCATCATGATGTCTTATAAGGTCTTGTAAAGCATCTATAGCTCTGTACTCAGGCTGATCATAGATTTTAGATACAAGTAAATCGCTAGCAATACAGTAACTATTGGTACTTGCAAAGACACCTAAATCTAGATATGATTCATCTATACCAAGACCCCAGAAGTCATCTGTTATCATTTCCTCTGAAATTACAGTAGGTGTAACCTCACCTCCTGCAAGTGTTGGAAATGTATAAGTAACAATAGGGTTAGATGCTCTGACACTGGGTAATCCGTAAACTTCACCTCTCTCCATTACTTCAAATGTTAGTGAAGAATTAATGGTAAAGAAGTTTGTCATACTATGAACAAGAACCCAGTTATCATTCTCCCAATCCCAATTATAAGCATATATAATTCCACCTAACTCAAATATCTTAAAACGATAGGTAAGAACTCCTGCCAACGGATGTATAGTAATGGTTCCACCACCAGGACCATTAAACCCAAACTGCATTTCACCAGAAACATATTCGTTGGCATGACAAACTATAAATATATTATTACCAGGGGCAACACTGTCAACAATACGCCAATCGGGGTGACCATCATTTCCATAATCTACAAAAGTTTCATCCATCTGAAATGACCACCCGACACCTGTGGATTTATGTATAAGATCAATACCAACGGAGGAGTTTGGATCAGATTGAGCGACAAGAGTTACAATTCCCTCATTGATATAAAATGAGGCATCACCTTGCCCGTACACAGCGGTCCAGTTGGCAGCATCTAAAACTTCATAACCAAAACTAGTTACGGTTGCTGATGCCAGAGAACCTGGAATAACAGAGGAAGTAAGTTCAAATCTAAAATTTGGTATACTGTTTCTAGAACCAAGATCATAGTTAAAAAATACAGCGTAACAACGTTTCTTCCATACACGAACACCATTGTCATTTCTAAACGCTGCATAGTTGGGGTCTGCTGCGGTCTGTGTACCATCATAGAAGGTAAGCCAGGGACAAAGAACTGATCTAGTAGTTTCATCATGAATTAAATCTTTACCATCCCATACTCTAAGCATAGTACGAGGACCTATACCTAGACCTATAACACAAGATGCAGAGTAAGTATAAGTTACACTAACTGGTGCTGACTGACCACCACCCTTTCCAGTATCTTGTTCTTCCTCATGTTCATGAGAAGTATAACCCCATATGTCAAGTACATTACCAGCTATTGGCAAAGTACCAAATATTTTGGGTTCAGGGTTACCATAACAAGAGGTTTGAATTTGAATACCTAAAGGTGCAGGTTTATCCTGTTCTGACACATCTGGAGGAAAAAGTAATCCACCTAACATTAGTCCAATTGAAAGACCCATCATTGGGTTTCCTATAGCAAACCCAGCAGCAAGCCCAACAACACCAGTAACTATCTGTCCTGTACTAGACATGTAGTCTCCAAATAGAGTTTATCGATCCTGAAATCTTGTTTAGGGAACTTCTAACAACACCACCTCTAATTCTTGCCTCGATAACTAGATCATCACCTATATAAAATGCAGCATGAGATGCACATAAACCTTGATTTGTAATTATTATATCACCAGGTAACATTTTATCAATAGAAATCTTATCACAGAACTTCTTCATCTCTTCAAGAAGAATACTTCTACCATTGTGTAATGCCCAATCACGATTGTATTTTGGTGAATTATAACTCTCTGGAACTGACCCAACCATTTTGCCTAAAACTACAATGAACTGAATACAGTCAGTTCCTACTCCCTTAAGAGCTTGATTATGTATCCAGGGAGTACCTACCCAGGAACATGCCTCTTCTATCAGTTCTGATCTATCTATTATCATGTGAACACCAAGTCCTGTTGTTTTGGTATGTTAGGTGCGTCATAACAATTATCTGTATTGTGAAATCTGGAATAACATGTCACTCTAAGTTTATCACAACCTGGGTATACATCAAACGTATCAAGAACGGCATTTGACTCAGGGAACTTACCTACAACAGATATACTACCATCTACAGCTTCTCTAATTGTTCTACTTACTCCTGCATTGTTGCCTGATGTCATTTTGATTTCTCCCTTAACCCAGAATGAGGGAGATTGAATCGAGTCTGAGAATACATCAGCAACTATTAAAGTTTGATTTGTAACTCCAATACAAACACCAGTGTACTTCCAGGCAGTCTTTAGAAGACCACAATACCTTCCGAATAGATATGTATTATAATCAGATGTTGTGCTATGATGTTGACAAAACTCTGAGTACACAATCTGAGGTACTGATCTATCTAAAAGGTCGAGAAGAGAACTAATCGAGAAGGTTAATATACCTGCGTTGTAACTTATATCATCATTAATTCTACCTTCAAACAGATTGACACCTTCTGTAGAAAGAGAGTTCCAATCTATCAAAGTTAATTTACCCCAGGCTCCTCTTAGAAATCCTCTTCTAACTATCTGAACTGCTGTATAGACCTTAGTATCACCAACCGTGATAGATATAATACCAACCTTAAATGTAACCTTATCTACCTGAAGATCAGTTCCGTAGTTGATTGGGGTTCTCCAACCAGAGATATCCCCAGGAGGTATTGGAAGATATGTATGACCATCATATACTAGTGGCGTAGGATAACAGGTTAGATAGGCTTTAACTCCATTAGTAAGAGTTATCTCCAAAATCTCTGTGAAAGTAAGCTCTGGTCTAGTAATATCAATCATACTTATAACTCCATAAAAGAGATTTCACCGAGATTATACAACTGATAACTGAAATAATCAGCGTTGATAATATCCTCTTTGAAACGAACAAGATACGTGTTTTCTCTCCAGGTAACAGTACCATCAGCAACTGTACCGTTTACTGTTGTAGGAAATGTTGGTTGAGATACTCCAGAAGTACCTGCAATGGTTACTTTATATGATCTATTATTAATGGCTATGGGTCTAACAATCTGTTTTAGGGAGTAGGCTTTTAATGATTGCCAAGTAGTTCCTCGAAACGATTCCTCAGGGTTCTGAAAATAGAATCCTTCAAACGCACCTCTTCTAGCCTCAAAAAATGCCATAACTCTGTCGGCGTCCTCTTCAGAAAAATTCTCTAGAGTTGCTGCAATTTCATATTGAGGGTCTGCACTCCATGATATTCTTTGTTCGTTCTTACCTCTACCAACAAATGAAGTATCGAAATGAGGTATTCTTCTCACCTTTGAGAAGAATATATCGGTCGGGAATGTTTGATATGTCACTTGCCTCCTCCTCTTCTCAACGGGTGATTCTCTCTCATTGCTGCAAGAGACGCATCAGCAAACATGCTTTTGTTTGACATGACCCAATCTCTCATTGTGACAGTATCCATCGTATATATGTTAAAGTGTTGTATGGTGTCAGACCTAGTCACAGGTTGTGTGTTCTTTCCAGAGTCTTTAACAAACGAATGTATGTCCTCAAACATAGAAGCCTGTTTTCTAGACATCATTCTTTCACCAGTCTGACCAATTATTACTCTTTCATCAGAGGTAAGTTCTGCACCACCATGAAATCTAGGTATGAAACTAGGTACAATTCCACCCTCGTGCATTACTAATCCACCTGTGTGAAATAGAAGAGATGACCCAGGCATACCATCTCCAATACCCCAAGGATTCATACCTCCACCACCAGTAGATATACCCTTAGGACCACTTCCAAGTAGACCACCTAGAAGTCCTCCTCCACTACTAGAACCACCTCCAGACATTAATTTTAAAGCAAAGTCAGCTAGAGATGATGTTGTGTTATCAAGTCCACCAGTCATAGCATCTAGAGCTGGTGTAGCACTAGATAACGAGTTCTTCATTAACGTTTGTTCAGTGATATCTTCTGATATTATATCAGATAATCCTCTGAGTGACCAACCTACATCTGTGATAGGTTTAGAGATATCATCTTTGATAGGAGTATTGTATCCACTATAAGCATCTACCATTGAACTTGCAGTTGTCTCTGGAGTAGGCTTACCTGCTTCAGTACTACCAAACTTAGTCTTCAACCACTGTATACCTGTAGTACCAGCCTTATCGTTCTTCTTATACTCCTTAGACATCATATCATAAGCACTTAGACCTGCTAATCCCCAACTTACACCTTTAGACATAACTTTGTTCTTCATGCCAGCAGTTGCAAGTGCTGCTAGAGGTGCTAAGGCTCTTATATTATCAAATAGACTTTTCTCTTCCTCTGTAGATTTCGTGAACGATGCACCTTCATTAGGAGCACCAGACGTTGTTTTTCCGTAGTCAAGTAGTTTAGTTGAAGATGTAGTCTCCGAAGGTGTACCAGTGGGAGATACAGTTGACTTCCAATATGTATTAGCTCCTCTAAGTATTTCGGTATTCTCTTTTAGAGCAGTACTATTCTGAGTTACAACAGCATTGTTCTGAGCCTGTTCAGTAGTACTAGTAGTAACTGCCTCAGTTCTGTCAACCTCCTTCAACGTGGACTCATAGGTCTTGGCAGTGCCACTAACAGTCTTGAGAGAATAGTCTTTTGTATCAGTAATTAACTTCTTGGTGTTGTCATCAAGTTTTGGTAGACTAGAAGTAACCTTCTTAGTTTGATCGTCTAACTTTGGTAGATCAGAAACCATCTTATCAACTTCAAAAGCAAAGTACTTAGTCTTATCTTCTAGAATCATGAATGGATCAAAACCAGTAGGATTGAGTGTTTCTTTATTAAACATCATGTTCTTACTTATCATCATAGGTTGTTCTTCTGTAACAGCCTGTGATCTGTATTGTTTAACTCTTTCCATCACTTCAGGAATGTAGTGTTCTCTAGTACTCTGTGGTTTTATACCTTTCTGCATATTACCAGGACCAGCATTATATGCCCATAATGTCTTCTCTTCATTACCATTGGCATATTCTTCAGACATCTTCTTAAGATATCTAGTACCCAAGTCTATATTTACCTCAGGTTTCATTGAGTGTTCTTTTGGATAACTGAATCTCATACTTGATATAGTATCTGGCATTAACTGCATTAACCCTAATTCACCTTTTTTACCTACTAAATCAGGTTTGAAACTACTCTCCTGAGCTATTACTGCCTTTATAAGATTTGCATCAACTTCATGTTTCTCTGATGCAGCTTTTATCAACTCATCATAAGCAGTTACAGGACCACCTAATCCAGTACGTTCTCCACTTGTTACTAGATTCTTCTGCCCCTCAACCTCCGCTTGTCTCTTCTCAAGATAGGTTGCAGGACTAGTTGCCTTCATGAAGTCAGTAACATTGTTTATCCAGACGCCACTTCCAGGAGTCTTTATCTCAGCAGCAGTTGCCTTTATGGCATCCACCATTGATCTAGACTGTGTTGCTATGCTTGACAGAACTGCATTGTAGTCTGTGTTTATCTTAGGTGCCTTTTCACTCTTACCACCACCTAACATACTCTCAAAGGCACCAGTCATCTGACCAATAACTGGTTTTATAACAAAGGTGTTTATCAACTCCCTTCTTATCTGATTACCTATATTTGTCATAGCTTGAGAGAATTTACGGAAGTTCTGAGAAGCTGGGTCCAAAACATCTATCATATTTGTTGCTATAGAGTCTACAGCTGCATTTGTAGAATCTGCCACATTCTGAGAGAAGTCTCTATACTTATTTCCAAGAGTTTCGAGTGTCTTGGCAACAACCTTCTCAAGACCTCTATCTCCCTCCCACAGATAACGTATGTCATTAGATAACTTAATTTCTAATGCTTTAACTTCCTCATTACGTTTATTAAAAGCCTTAATTTCCTCACTGGTCATCTTCTCTGTCTGTTGTACTATCTCTCCAGTTACAGTAGCCCATTTCTCAGGGTTGGTACTTGGTTCTATTATAAATTCCTTTATCTTGGTAATATCTCTTGTCTTAAGTATGTCAGGAACTGGTACACTGTACTGTTCCATTATGGCTTTTACTTTATCAACATGTTTAAGCAAAGCTTCTTCATTCTCTGGAGATATCTGAACATTCTCTAAGGTCCCTTTGAGTTTCTCCCACTCATCAAAGACCATTCGTGATTCATCTATTCTCTGTTTGTTCTGTGTCTTCCATACATCTAGAGAATTTCGTGCTGCCAGAACCTCTCTATCGTAATCTGCCTGTATCTTCTGTTCGTGCCACGTATAATATTCTTCAGAACTAATCTTCCATCTATTATACAGATCATCCATTACGGTAGACTGTTGAGTAAGATAACTCTGAGAAGTATCCATACGTCTAGTAAATAGTGTCTCTTGTAGAGAACCTTGTAACTTGTTGTACATGTCAGCAAGTTCTCTACGAGAGTTGTAGAACTTTATCCACTCATCTAGTTGACCTTTAAGAGCACCACCTAGAATCTGTCTCAGTTTATCCATGTGTTGAAGAGTAGCATGTTCCATCTGAAGATAAAATGTTCTTGTCTTGGCCTCTCCCTCTGTCTCTACCATACCTCCATAGTTTACTACTTCCTTCTCTCTACCTCTTACAGTGCTTGTACCAGTCTCAGGAGATGTAATACGTAACATAGCATCTCTATGTGCAGCTTCTAGAGATGCTAACTGAAACTTGAAACCAACTAGTTCTGTACTCAGCTCAGAATCTACTGACTTCTGAACCAGAAACTTCATCTTGTTATAATGTTCTTCAGCACTATGAAAGCCTAACTGATAGTTAACATCTTCTATCTCTTTCAGTTGAGCAAAGTAACCTTTATTAATACTTAACAGAACATCCATATTCTGTCTAATTAGATTTGCCTGTTCAGCACCAAACTCTCTAGATGGTCTTTCTGGTATTTTAGCGTTCTTTCTCTGTTTATCTCTATCATCTTGCTCTTTAAGATATCTATCACTCCACTCTATCTCGTACTTGATTCTCTCTATTCTATCCTTCTGAATCATTGGAGGACTGTATTCAGTCATCTTCTCTGGAAGATGTTGTTCCATACCTTCTGGTAGATCCATCATCTGAGGTTTCTTAGTTACATAGGTCTCTCCAACAGGTATATACTTGAGAGCGGCTGTATTCATCTTCTCTTGTAATGCTATTTCATCTTCTATCTCAGTCAATCTAACTTTATTACCTTCTCTATCCTCTTCCTTTATTCTCTTCTCTTTCTTTAGAATGTCTATTCTAGTCTGATATTTAGATGTTAAATCACTTACTACATTCTCACGAGATATTGCAGTCTTCTCTGGAGGAAGTTCCATAGAAGGTAGAACTCTCTGCCATATAGATAATTTCTTGTTGGCATCAACAGCCTGATAAAGTTTGTCTATATATTTCTGTAATTGTTCATCAGTTAGACCTGTTATAGAGTTTGCAGTACCAGATAATTCATCTCTAAGATTCTTGAGAGTACGTTCATTTTCCTCTACTATAGCTTTATGTTTCTCCCATAATATAAGACCACCTGAAACACCCATCAATAGTAGATTCCAAGGATTAAGAAAACTTGTTAATATACCTGTACCAATACCTACTAATGAAGAACCTACTTTTCTTAATCCAGTTGTTGCCTTCTCTGCAACTGGCACTACTGTTGCAACTGGAGCAATCATACCTCCTTCAGTAGCTATCATTGAGGACATTCCCCAATCAACAGGTTTAGCTTTGGCAGCAATCATAGCAGGATTAAGTCTATTTGACATTGCTTCTAACTTAGTAGGAAGACCTTGAGCAAATGAAACACCAACATCAAGAATGTACTTCTTACCCAGTTTAGCTAGTAGTCTCATAACTAGAAGATCAATTACTATCTCTAAGATACCCTTGAGTTTAACTAACTGATCAGCTATAGTACCTATTAAATATACTACCCCTTTGAGAGGCCCTGATAGTATATCAGCTATAGTCTTAAGAGCACTCATTACTGAATATGCAGTCTGACCAGAAGCACCTAGAGAATCAAATCCCTCCCTAGATTTGGTTAGTTCTGGATTAATAGCAAGTAGAGCACCTCTTACTGCATCCAATCCACCCTTAACAAGCTCAGCTAGAACATTCTTTGTAGTATCACCTGCGGCACCTAACTCACTAAGAGTGTTCTTTATTAACTGAATCTGACCAGTTATAGACTGAGCCTTAACACTCTGAAGTGCATCTATGCCACCACTGCTTTCCTTAATACGTTTAGTTCTCTCTTGAATATCGTCCCACTTGTCCATGAGAGCGAGCATAATCTTAACTTCCTGCTGAGGTAAAAACTGTTGAAAGAACTGAAAGTACTTCTGTGGAGCACCAGCACCTGTACCTAACTTCTCTCTAAGACCTTTTATTACATTCTCTATATTCTCAGCAGAGGTCTTATCAGTATCCATTCTTATATCTAATTTGAGAAGTGCTTTCTGAGCGGCGCCACGAGACATTACAGTAATGAAGGTTGATAACAGTCTGGATGCACTAGCAGCAGATATGCCAGTATCAGCTAAGGCAGTGGACATACTAAATATTTGTTCTGTAGTATACCCTGCTAGATG